ATCAAGGTTTAACGCAAAAATCAATGAACGTGAGGGCGCGGAGTTTACCCAAAATGAAATGATGTTTATGATTACGCGGTACCACCTTACTAACGATGAAGCAATGAAAATTTTTTTTACCAAAAAAGTATCAGATTAAGATACAAGAAGGTGATTGCCATGAAACAAGAGCAAGTTAGAGTCTATGCTGAAATCGAAAGACGCACGTTAACCGCTTTGCTGGAAGCTGCTACCACATATTATAAGAATCCAGCAAACAAGCAAGCCTTTGAGGCTTGGGAGAAATCTAAGGAGGGAAAAAACTATGCAGCAAATTACACTAACCCTTGACCTTACGGTTGAGAATCTTGAAAAATTGAAAGTCTTTTGCGAGGAGACAAAAGCCGTTGCGACGGTAACCGCAAAGACAAAGGCCACAAAGACGACGAAAGCAAAAGCTGAAAAGCCAGAGCCTACAGAGTCAGAAGCCAAAGAAGAGCCAAAAGCAAAAGCAGAGGAGACAAAAACAAAGGAAGCAAAGGAAACAGCAAGTGCTGTGACAAAAACAGATGTACGTGCGGTTGCACTGAAAATTTCAAAGGCTGGTAAGTCTGACGTATTAAAAGAGATTTTCGCAAAGTTTGAGGCCACCAAACTTTCTGAAGTACCAGAAAGCCGCTACGATGATTTGATGAAAGAATTGGTAGCCGTCGATGCCTGACGTACACGCTTTACTGTCTGCCAGCGGAGCAGCAAGGTGGCTTAGCTGCCCGCCGAGTGCAAGACTAGAGGAGAAATTTCCTGAATCTTCAAGCGAGTATGCAAGAGAGGGTACAGTGGCACATGCTCTTGGTGAAATCATTGCAAGGTATAACATCGGTGACATAAACAAAAGAAAGTTTAACGCCGAATTAAAGAAGCTCTTTGCAACAGAGGACGGCGAAAAGTTTTATAATGCCGAAATGCAAGAGCACGCAGAAGCTTATGGCAAGCTTGTGTGGGAAAAGTTACAGGAAGCAAAGAAACGCAGTTCGGACGCATTTGCCGAATTAGAGGTGCAAGTTGATTTTTCCAAATGGGTGCCTGAAGGCTTTGGCACATGTGATTGCGCGATTGTATCAGACGACTTACTGGAAATTGTTGATTTGAAATATGGTAAGGGGCACCGCGTGGAAGCAACAGGAAACCCGCAAATGCGGCTATACGCTCTTGGTGCATTAGAGTATTACGGACAACTCTATGATATTGAAAATGTTCGTATGACTATCTATCAACCGCGTTTAGCTGGCGCACAAAGCTCTGATGAAATATCAGTAAAAGACCTTTTGGCATGGGCTGAAACAGTAGTCAAGCCGACTGCCGAACTCGCCTTTGCTGGTAACGGTGAATTTGCACCGTCAGAAGAAGCTTGCAAATTCTGCAAAGCAAAAGAGGAATGTCGTGCTCGGTATGAAAAGAATCTTGCTTTGTTTGATGACGCCGAGGACCTGCTATTGATAACACCAGAAGAAGCTGGACAAGTTCTTGAAAAAGCGGCTGACATTAGAGCATGGCTGACTGACCTTGAAAACCTTGTTGAGTCCACACTTCTTTCTGGTCAAGCTGTCGAAGGTTGGAAGATGGTTGAGGGCCGCAGCAATCGCAAGTTTGTAAATGAGGAGAAAGTTGCGGAAGCTATGAAAGCAGCGGGCTTTGATGAAGAAAAACTTTATACAAAGAAGCTGCTGACTATTACCAATATGGAAAAAGAGTTTGGTAAAAAAGCAGTCGCGGAAACTCTCGGCGATTTAATTATAAAACCGCAAGGAAAACCAACTCTTGCACCAGAATCGGACAAGCGACCAGCTTTTCAGCCTGAAGAGGCAATAATGGCTGCGTTTGATGAATAAGGAGGGTTAATCATGTATGCACAACGTAGGAAACAAAGGCGACATCGTCGCAGACATCAAAGAGCTCCAAATTTCTCCATATTGCTTATTTTTATCATGGGCGTAGTTTTACTAGCGCTCGCCATAAAAACTCAATATGGAGCTTCTGGAGAGACCACAGAGGCGTCTATACAAAGTAGCGTGGCCTTATCGGTGACAATGGAGGCCGTTACGGCAGTAGAAACGACTTTACCAACGGATGTAACGCCAATACCGACAGCTACAGCAACAAAGGCACCAGAGACTTACTATAAAATGAAGCTGACGAAAAAAGATTCTTACTTGCTTGCCAAGATTGCAATGGCAGAAGCAGAAGGTGAACCCTTAAAAGGGAAAGAGCTAGTAATTATGGTGGTCTTAAATCGTATGCTTGATGACGAGTTTCCTGATAACGTGCATGACGTGATTTATCAAGAAAAACAATTCTCACCAATTGCAGACGGACGTTTTGACAAAGTAGAGCCAAATGCAGATTGCTGGAAAGCTCTAAAGAAAGTAAAGTCCTTAGAAAATGATTTTTCAGAAGGAGCCTTATATTTTGAAAACTGCGCTAATGCAGATAACTGGCACAGCCGCAACTTAACTTTCCTATATGAGTATGGGAATCACAAATTTTATAAGTAAAGGAGATTTTTATTATGAGTACACAGATTACAACAGGAAAAGTGAGATTTAGTTATTGCAGTTTATTCGAGCCGAGAGCCGCCGTCGCAGGTGGTAATGAAACATACAGCGTTACCCTTTTGATTGATAAGGGCGATAAGTTTACGCTGGATAAGATTAAAGCAGCGATTGCAGAGGCAAAACAGAATTATCTTCAAAAGAATACTGGGAAGAAGCTGCCGAGCGAATTAAAGACCACGCTCCATGATGGTGACGGAGAACGCCCAAATGGTGGAGATTTTGGTCCTGAGTGCGCTGGCTGCTATGTTATGACAGTAAGTTCTAAAAATAAGCCAGTTCTGGTTGACAAAAATAAAACTCCGATTACTGACCCGCAGGAGCTTTATTCTGGGTGCTACGGTCGAGCAATTATCAATTTTTATGTATATGACACGAATGGAAACAAAGGCGTGTCTGCCGGTTTGAATGGTGTAATGAAACTCCATGACGGCGAGCCATTGAGTGGCGGTGTAGTTACTGACTCCGATTGGGATGACGACTGGGAAGATACAGACGCAGAAGCAAGCAGTGATTATGATGACCTTCTCGGATAATAAAAACGTGGTGTCGGAAATTTGATGATATATCATTTTTCCGACATTTAGTTAGGAGGAAAATCATGGTAACAATGAACATAGACCTTGAGACCTACAGTTCCGTATCTTTGAAAGATTGTGGTGTGTATGCGTATGCGTCAAGTCCTGACTTTGAAATCTTGTTACTCGGCTATGCCTTTGATGATGGACCCGTAGACGTTATTGACCTGACGAGAGAAGAATTGCCAAAAGAAATAGAAGAAGCGATTTATGACCCTAATATTTTGAAAACAGCCTTCAATGCGGCTTTTGAGCGTACATGCTTTTCTTCTTACTTTGGAAAGGTTACACCGCCAGAGCAATGGAGCTGTACAGCGGTTATGGCGAGAGAGCTTGGCTTGCCGAGTACATTGGAGCAGGTCGGCAAAGTTCTCGGCTTGCCAGACGACAAACAGAAACTAAAAACAGGCAGGGCGTTAATTCGGTATTTTTCTATACCTTGTAAACCGACGAAAGTAAACGGCGGAAGAACAAGAAACTTACCAGAGCATGACCCTAACCGGTGGAATTTGTATATTGACTATAACCGGCAAGACGTAGAATCGGAAAGAGCAATACGGAGAAAACTTGCAAAGTTCCCAGTCACAAGAGACGAGCAAGCCTTGTGGGTGCATGACCAGCATATCAATGATAGAGGCGTTATGACGGATATACCTTTTGCAAAAAAGGCGGTAGACCTTGACCATATTATTAAAGGTCGTCTCTTGCAAGACGCGAAAGACTTGACAGGTCTTGAGAATCCAAAAAGTCCGGCACAATTAAAGAGCTGGATAACAGAGCAAACAGGCCATGAAGTCGAAAGTCTCAATAAGAAAAGCATTCCAGAGATACGGGAGAAACTAAATAACCCCAAAGTCAACGCTATGTTGGACATAAGAGCTGGCCTTGCTAAAACGTCCACAGAGAAATATGCGGCTATGCTTCGCACCTCTTGTCCTGATAACAGAATTAGAGGGCTGACACAATTCTATGGCGCTTCGAGAACAGGCAGATGGGCGGGGCGTCTGGTGCAAATGCAAAATCTGCCCCAAAACAAAATGCCTGACAAAGACCTTGACATTGCAAGGCAAATTGTAAAAGCTGGAGATTTTGAACTCTTAGAATTTTGTTTTGATGATGTAGCGGGAACTCTTTCGCAGCTTATCAGAACAGCTTTTATACCGAAACCCGGTCATAGATTTATTGTGTCAGACTTTTCGGCAATAGAAGCCAGAGTGCTGGCATGGCTGGCGGATGAAGCATGGCGCATGGACGTTTTTAATACGCATGGAAAAATCTATGAATCATCGGCGGAGCAAATGTTTCACCTAGAGCCGGGCAGTGTAAAAAAGGGAAATCCTATGAGGCAAAAAGGAAAAATTGCGGAGCTTGCACTCGGGTATGGCGGAAGTGTCGGCGCTTTGAAATCGATGGGTGCTTTAGAAATGGGATTGACAGAAGAAGAGCTAAAGCCTCTTGTTAATAGTTGGCGTGCAGCCAATCAGTCTATCACAAAATTCTGGTGGGACACTGACGCAGCAGCGAGAAGGACAATACAAACAAAGGAGCCGACAAGGCTGCCACATCATATGGGCTTTTATAAAAAAGGTCCATTGTTAAAGCTGGTACTTCCTAATGGACGAGAATTGAGCTATGTAAAGCCGTCAATCATTGATGACAGTATCACTTACGAAGGAACCTTGCAAAGCTCTGGCGCATGGGGACGAATTGAGTCGTATGGTCCGAAAATAGTTGAGAACATTGTGCAGGCTACCGCAAGAGATTGTCTTGCGGTTGCGATTGACAGATTGGAAAAAGCTGGTTATCCAGTGGTGTTCCATGTGCATGATGAAGTGATTTGCGAAGTTCCTATCGGCGTAAGTTCTGCCGAGGAGATTAGCGAGATTATGTCAGAGCCGATTGAGTGGGCCAAAGATTTGCCTTTGCGGGCTGACGCCTACGAATGTGAATATTATAGAAAGGACTGATTGAATGACAATAGAGAAGTTTAATAACGCCGTAAATGAGCAAATGAAAGTGTGTACGAATATGCTTGTTACGAAGGGAAAGGAATATGCACCGAATACCTCGGACGAGATTGTCACTGACCGTTTGGAGCACTTCAAAAAAGCGGCTGCAATTATGAACACGACACCGAAAATGGCTTTGCTCGGTATGATGTCAAAGCATATTGTCTCGGTATCAGATATGTGTACCGATAAAAAGAGCTATCCCATTGACAAGTGGAATGAAAAAATAACGGACAGTATCAATTACTTGTTGATATTGCGAGCCATGGTGGAAGAAGAACAGGAGGGCCTTACAAGTAATGGACAAAATAGAAATTAAAATTCTCAACCCTTCTGCAATTTCAGACGCAGAGCAAATGATGGTGTGCTCTGCAAGATTGACGCAGAGAGGTCCGACGATTCAAACAATGGATGATTTTATGGCACTCTATCAGAAAGAATATACGGACACAACCGTGGAAAACTTGGGAGCCCTGCCGCATCCTACGATACAAAAATTTGGTGTTATCAATATTGTTGTAGTAGGAGCGTCGAGAAGATTCTTGGCGCAGATTACAAGGCACCAGAATGAAGTCAAATTTATGTCGGCAAGTTTGCAATACAGTGATTACTCTGACGGTGCCGGCTATGTAGTACCATATG